ATGGTAAAGTGAGGGAATCTAATTTTTTAAATGTATACATTAGATTTTTAGAAGAACAAATTCTACCCCTTTTCAAAGAGGATATTTTATACCAAAAGATACCAACATTTAGAGTACAAGTTCCCAATAATATTTCTGTTGCAGAGTTTCATAAGGATAAATCTTATAGTCATAGTCCTTATGAAGTCAATATATTTTTACCTATCACACCAGCAAAGGATAGTTCTACCATTTGGGTAGAATCAAAAGAGGATCGGGGTGATTACAAACCCATGAATGCTGAATATGGAGAGTATTACGTTTGGAATGGATCTAATTTGAAACATGGTAATAAAATTAATACCACGGGAATGACTAGATTTAGTGTTGATTTTAGAATCCTCCCATATAATCTTTATCGAGAAGATGATATCAAAGAAACTGTTACAACAAAAACTAAACTAAAACTTGGAAGTTATTTTGAATTGATGAGGTATAACAATGACTGAATCTCCAGATTACGTGAACATACGATATCCAGCAAGGTTTCTGAATCAGTATAAAATTGATGGATGTGTTAATATTGACACTGAATCTTTTTTTGAAAGGCAAGAATGTTATCCAAAATTTCAGGAGCACTTAGTTGATTTTAAAAATCTTCTAATCGATCTTGTGGATAAAGGAGAGAGTAAAACTTTTTACAAGTTTGGTGATGGTGACTATTGGTTCCTGAGAGGAATATCATCTGGAAGTGCAACACCTGGAAGAAGGGCTCTTTCCAAATCTTACAGTGAAATTAACCATCCCCAGTTTGTTGATGGCGCTAAACTTTGTGATTATTACACCTGCGAAATCTATACACACAATAGACAGTTCTTTAGGGAAGTGATTCCCAATCAAAAGATTGATTATCCTGCTGAGTATGGTTATGCTTTGATTGCAAATAAATGGTTCTTTGAAACATTTGCTGGAAAAATTGGACTCATGGGCGCAAGTACTAAAATGAATTTAGTAAGTGAATTGATGGGTGCAGAGCAATACCAAGAGTATCTTGGTCTAGAGCAATTTGAAGATTATATCTCTTTACCACAAAAGTTTGCATGTGATGATTTAGATGCAACTGAGGCAATGGTTGGAGAACAACTTGAAAAATCAAGTTCAAAGATTTTTCTGATGGGAATGGGACACGTCAAATCTGGACTTATACATAGATTGAAGAAATACACAGACGCTGTATTCCTTGATGTAGGTGCTGGGATCGACGCCATTGCTGGTGTAATTGATATAGGACGACCTTATTTTGGTGACTGGACTAACTATCAGATTGATGAGGAGCCCCTGTATAAAAATATAGATTATCTTGCCTATGAGGGTAAGGGAAAACACGTTCTATTAGAAAGAATTAAATGAAAGTTGCTATTGTTGGACCAGGTATTATGCCCATCCCACCTACAGGATGGGGTGCTGTTGAAATTTTAATTTGGGATCAAAAACTAGCTCTTGAAAAGTTAGGTCATGAAGTATTAATTGTTAATACACCAAACCCAAATGATATTTTAAAAGAGATTGATTCTTTTAATCCCGACTTTGTTCATGTTCAATATGATGATTTTGTCGAATTAATTCCTCATATTAGATATCCCTGTGCAATTACAAGTCATTTTGGATATTTGGAACAACCAAATAAGTGGGATTATTATGGACCTAGAGTTGCTCAAAAGTTCGCTAAAATAAAACCAAACGTATTTTGTTTGTCTGGTGGAATCAGAGACACTTATAAAACTACCATGGGATTTGAAGATGAAAAATTATTTGTCACACCAAATGGTGTAAACCTTGATCTATTTAAAAAAACTGAAAACCCAGAGTATCCACAACGTTCAATATATCTTGCAAAGATTGACTATCGGAAGAGGCAGTATTTGTTTCAGGGTATTGACAGTCTGTGGTTTGCTGGTAACAATGCTGATTCTAGATTTGATGTCAGCACTAGATGGTTGCAGGAGTGGTCAAAAGATAAACTCTATAATGAGTTGACAGATTACGGAAACCTTGTTCTTTTAAGTGATGGTGAAGCACATCCTCTTGTATGTCTTGAAGCGTTTGCCGCAGGATTGGGTGTTGTTGTTAGTGAGTGGGCAGCAGCTAATCTTGATGTGAGTAAAGATTTTATCACTGTTATTCCTGAGGATAAGATCACAGATATGGTGTTCTTAGAATCTGAAATTATTAAAAACAGAAACTATTCTGTAAAGAATAGGAAGGAAATTTTTGAGTATGCAAAAACATTTGAGTGGTCGAATGTGGTTGAGCAATACTATGTTCCTGCAATGAAAAAAATCATAAACAAAAATAAAAATAAGGTTGCGGTATGTTTTATTGGAACTGGTAAGTATATTGATTTTCTTCCAAAGTATTGGGAAAATGTAGAATCTAATTTTTTACCAAATACCGAGAAAGAGTTTTTTGTATTTACTGATGGTGAAATAGATGATTCTCCAGATAATATTACTACTATTTCTCAGAGACATCTTGAGTGGCCTTATATTACTCTATTAAGATTTAATATTATTAACAAGGCAAAGAAAGAATTATCTGGATTTGATAAGATAGTATTCATGGATGCAGATACTTTAGTAGTTGATACAATCACTGAAGAAGAGTTTTTCTCTGATAAACCTCTTTTTGGTGTACATCATCCATGTCATTACTTGAAGATGCCACCTCATGATCAGTATCCAGGTGCCTTTGAAACCAATGATAAGTCCGCTGCAGGAATACTAAATGAAGATGACACTTCTGTTTATTTCCAAGGATGTCTTTGGGGTGGACAAGTTCCTTATGTTCTTGATATGATTAGTGAATTAGAATCTAGAACTCAAAAAGATTTGGATAATGGTATAATTGCACAGTGGCATGATGAGAGTCAAATGAACAAATATTTTTCGGAAAGAAGAGATGATGTTCATGTGTTAGGACCTGAATATGCATATCCGGAGGTCTTTAAACAGGCATGTACTTTTGAACCAAAGATTGTTCATCTTGCTAAAGATAATTCGGAGTATCAAGTATAATGATTAGAGATATTCATATCTGGTTATGGAGCATTGTGATGGATTTAGAAGATATGCTGTATCCTTGGAAAATAAAAGATCCTCCAAACTGGGCAATAGAAAAGTATAATCTAGATCATGGTATTATTGATACTTTCGAAAACTCTCTTCATTATGAATGGATAAAATCTCATGATCAAAAACTTAATAAAATTGAAGAAAATATTGTAAATCTCTACAGAGAAATTGAATTATTAAAACAAAATGACAGTAGCATTTAATTATCTTGGTAAACTGGGGCAACTTGGGAATCAGATGTTTCAGTATGCGACAACCCTAGGTGTTGCTCGTTATACTGGAGTTACATTTACGATTCCAAATCATAATGAATTGGTTGTTGATGCACTGGGCAATCGACTAAGAATAGAACTATTTGATTGTTTTGATATCAAACCTGATAATATCGGTACTCTCAAAACAGAGTATAATCTTTCTGAAAAGGGATTTGAATTTGATACTACTATTCTTAATAGTAGTAGAGAGTGTGATTATAATCTCTATGGATTTTTTCAAACAGAAAAATACTTTAAGCATTGTGCTAGAGAGATTAGAGAAGAACAGTTTGTATTCAAGAAACAAATTGTTGATGAGTGTAAGGAGATTGTAGATGAATGTTTTAATGAACCCATTGCACTTCATATTCGCAGAGGAGATTTTTTAATTAACTCTGGCAATCACCACAATCAGAGTCTTGATTACTATGAAGATGCATTGAAAAAGTTTGATGCTGATAGGCAAGTAGTAATCTTTAGTGATGATCCTGACTGGTGTATGGAACAAAAACTGTTTGCTGATGATAGATTTATTGTCTCTCAAGCAGCAGGTCCATATCATGATCTATACATGATGACTCAGTGTAGTGATTTTATTATCGCTAACTCTACATTTTCTTGGTGGGGTGCATGGTTGGCGAATACTGGTAAAGTTATTGCTCCTAAAAAATGGTTTGGTCCAAATAATGCTCATTTAAATACTAAAGATTTGTACCCTAAAGAATGGAAAATTTTGTGATGGATAAAAATAAAGCAGTATATAAACTTAGAGGTATTCCACCTATTTACTGCATCAATCTTGATGATAAGCAGGATCGTTGGCAGTATATGGAAGATCAGTTCAAATATTGGGAGATTGAAAATTATACAAGAGTTTCTGCTTATGATGGTCGGCAAGATGATCTGAGCGATATTATCAAAGGATGTTACCCAGATAATATGAGTTCTGGTGAGGTTGGATGTACTACATCTCATCTGAAAGCACTTAAAATGTTTCTACAAACAGATGCACCTTGTGCTCTTATTATGGAGGATGATTGTGATTTAAGTGTTGCATGGAATTGGGGATTTACTTGGAAAGACTTCTATGCAAAGATTCCTTATGATTATGATGTAATTCAACTTGCTATTATTAATCCTGCATCTATTACCGTACAACTTCATAGAAGATTTGTAAATGATTTTTCTACTGCTTGTTATATGATTACCAGACATCATGCACAAAAGTTGATCAATCTTCATTGTCGTGATGATAAGTACAAACTTGATCAGAAAGTAAAACCTAGAGCAGTTGCGGATGATCTAGTGTATAACTCGGGAAATACATTTGCTATACCATTGTTTCTCTATAAGATTGATTTAGGATCTGATATTCATGATATTCATATCGATGTATTTCATAGAAATAGTCATGATGCTTTGTGGAACTTTTGGAGAACAGAATCGACCAATATAGAAAATTGGGATGCATTATTTGATTACGATCCATATGCGGGACGATTGCCACCTGGATTTGAAGGTAAGTAAGTATAAACCACTACAGAGCACCTCTTGACAGAGGTGCTTTTTTACTATATAATATGTAAAGATTTACAACAAATTGTAAAATGACTGTTACAACCAACGAGTATGGGCAGAACAATCTGTTCGCAAAAGAGCCCCAAATGGTTGTTGAAAGCTACAACCGTAAGGGTCTTGAGTCCCCACAGCAGTATGCAGAGACCTACAATGGTCGCTGGGCGATGATGGGTATCATCTCTGGATTCATCTCCTACGCTGCTACTGGTAAGTTCTTCTTCGGCATCTTCTGATGACG